GTGCCAAGATCGAGATAGGTGCAACAGTTTTAGGTGAACAGGCTAAACAATGGCTGACTTTGACCCCGACTACGAACAAATAACCAAGCTGATGGTGGAGCGCATAGGTGGCTACGCGTCCCCCAAAACCCAAGCCAAAGAATTGATGGCGATGACTGGCCTCGAAGCCGATGTAGCCGAGGCATTCTTCAAAGGTCTTACCTCCAGAGGAGCCAACCGCCCATCCGATGTTCGAGGATACAGAAAAAAAGCCCCGCAAAAGCGGGGCTAGTACGAGGCGTCAAAGGCCACAGGCGTGGGCCATCGAGCAGTCGGGTGTATTCTATCAGGCAGCTTCCATTTCTGCAACAGCTTTGCGAATAAGAACAGATAATTGTCGCGCCATGGACCTCTGCTCCGCTTCAGCTAACTTCCGCAGCAGATCGTGGTCCTCTTTTACAAGTCCCACGTTCTGAAATTGTACCTTGTCTTTTTCCTTTAACTTCTTTCGAGCCATGCTTGTCTCCTATTTGTTAGGAACTTATACTCCATTTGTTATTTCTCGACAAGTGTGTATGCAGTGACCTCTTTGAAGCCGTTCGATGCCGTTGTAACGACAGGTTCTAGTTCATGTACGCTCATTCCTGTCTCGTATGACAGTTCTTCTAGGGTGTATGAGCCGCCGTGTTCCGCAATCAGTTTACGTATCGCGTCAGCAATCCGCTTATCTCTTGCGTCCTTGCGGTCTTCGCGTTCGACGGCATGGATGTATCCTTCCACCGCATCGCTGTCCATCGCTTCTTCGATCCGAATGCACCGCCACGGTATGTGGTCGCGCTTGTCTTCGTAGTTCGGAATGCAGTGGGCAAACACCATCTGCCCTTCTTGCAAGTCCATGCGATCCACAATCCTTTTGTTGAAGAACACCGCCTCGCCCTCGTCGTTCGCGCCAAACGCGCTATCAGAATAGGTGCGGCTCTCGATGATGACCGACATCGATGTCGTATTAAAATTTTGGTTCATAGATTTCTCCTTGTTCATGTTTGTTTCTGTAATAGTTTAACTGCTGTACAAGTGCCTCAATCCTTGGATCTCGGTGGTTCTCCCACTCGATGTCGTCTACTTGTTTCTGTAGATCTTTAATTATGTCGCTGATCAGTTCTAATCTTTTCATATGTTTATACCTGCTTGTCGGAGTTCGCTTACAAACTTCTTCAACTCTTCCCGCGCTCTCCAAAGATCATGCTGAACATTCGGATGGAAGTTGGTTCGGTTTGCTTCAAGTTCGTACTTGTTTACTTCATTCTTTAAGAAACGATACTCCGCCTGTTGGGCAGGGTTCAACGCCTCGTCACCCATCGACAACCTCCCATACGATCTCTTGTCCTGCGTCCGTACCCGTGTCCCTGATTGCACCCATGTTGTGTAAGGCGGACAGATTAGTCCGCACAATACTCAGCTTCAGGTCCATGCGATCCGACAGTTGACGCGCGGTCCCCTGACCTCGGCGCAACTCAACAAGTATCTGTTCCTTACGCGTTAGCTTCTCGTTGTCCGCTCTCTTTACTCTGATTCTATTCCATAGTTTCTTGAACATCTTTTATCTCCTTTAGTTCTACAAGACCCGCTGGCTCACTATATATATCTAGTATAGCAATCCCTTCCTTTTCTGCACCTGTTAATGCACAGAACTCTTGACGCGCAGCCTTTGCCGCATCGGCGGCGTTGGCTGCTTCAACCAACACCATCCGCTGCACTACGCCCTCGCATACAACTTCATATGTTTTCATGGGTACTACATACCTTTCTTCTAATCCCATCATCCAAAACGCTGTCGCGTCAAACTCAACACGCAACAACTCATCTCGTATCTCGCACCAACGGTTCATGTTGATTCCCGTCTCCTCGATAAACTCTTTCGCAGTGTTGGTTGTAACTAAGAACTCCAAAGGACTTGGCTTCAGGTAGCCACGATTGCTCAGATATGTTTTTGTTCTCGTGGACAGCCGCAAGTGCCACATGCTCTTCGGATCTTTGCTTCGTTCCCATGCACCTTCATAACAGTCCAGTTTCCACAGCCACGTTTTGATTGTTGCCGAGGCCACGCCAAACTCTTTCGCGATCTCTTTCTGGGTCCATCCCTCTTCGTGCAGAGCCTTGGCCTTGATCCAACGCTTGTCTAATTTACGCATCGCTCCAGTCCTCCTCGTACTCTACCAACGGTGCGGTGTACTCACGGCACTCCTTGTCTGTCTGCACCTGTTCCTTAACGAACTTGATGAAATCAGAATACTCATTGTTCCATATCACGCCAGTAAATCTATCAACCGCCGCCTTCTGTTCGTCAGTCAACGTCTTCCAGTACAGATACAGATTGTTACAGTATCTAGCTTGGTCCTCCCATTCCTCCTCGTCCAACTCATCTTCAGGATCTACCAAGTCCATCCAGTTCGACAAGGTCGGGTCGGCAATGTCAGCCTCGATCAGTCTATCTAGTTCACTGGTCATCTGCACACTCCATACATACCTCCGCATCTTGGCCCATGATCATAGTCACAGGCGCACCGCAGTCACACAGCCGCTCGAACTCCCCGTCCCCGCTGCACGTTTCACAGACCTCGGTCCTCGTGTCCAAGTACCCAACGTCACGGTCAGGGCCGTGAGGCCGAGCGAACTCAACCTCAACAGTGCAGTACCCATGACAATCTGGACACGGCACCATGATCGGCGTCTCTTGCAACTCCATCAACAAATCTTTCATCTTACCCATTTTTTCTACTCCTCTGATTAACGCCCAAGTTGTAAATCAACTCGCGTTTGAAATCCTCTAGCCGCTTGTGCATGTACTTCAGGTCCGCAATCTCAGGAGCATTAGGATCATGCTCCTTTAAGATGTCCTCCACCCGATCAATGACGTAATGCATACACACTCGATCCTCGATCCCTTCCTCCGCAATAGACAGAACAGGACTATGCGGATGAGCATAAATCTTTGTCCCAATCTGACGCAGCTTCAAATCAATCGTGCTGACATCGTACAGGCTACACAAAGACAATAGATTGTCTGGGTCTATAGCCTGATGACCTGTCTCATACTTGGAGATCGTAGGAACACTTACCCCTATCTCCTGCGCAACCTGCTGCTGACCAAAACGCGCGTTCTTCCTTGCTTCCCTAAGCGTAATCATCACGCAGCCTCCTCGAACCGTGGCAGCACCTCTTCGAACTTATCCAACAAGTCTGTTACAAAGCTCTTCAACTGGGCGTCCATCTCCTCTGTGAACTCAATACCCTTATCGTTCTCTTCGTACTCCTCCCGCGCCCACAGATGTACATGGTGCAAGATAAAATTCTCCAACTGTTCTTGGTTCAACGGTAACTGCTTATGCATACTGATACTCCTCTATGAACGCGAACCCGCCGCCGTTGCCCTCTTCGTCCATCGACAAAGACATCTCAACAGTCTGTCCGCCCAACCGCAACGTAAACACAGGGAACGGCTCCAACGCATCCTCGTCCTCGACGAACCGAAACCCAATGATCTTCGCTCCAACCAACTGGCTGTAATACTTCTGCATATCCATCATTCTTCCTCCTCTTCAAACTCTGGCTCCCAACACTTGTCCTCGCCATTTACATAACGGCCCTCGAAGTACATCCCCTCATCCTGATAGTCAGCGTCAACGCTGATACCCATCTCATGCAGCTTATCCCAAACAGGAATAGGCGGAGACCACGCAGTCCAACAATTAAACGAGAACGAGGCGTTCATGTTTGCAGGGTCAGTGTCTTCATCATCGTGAATCGTCAACGGCTGCGTGGCCTCAACGTCCACAACATCCCACTTCGTACCCCAGTTCTTAACACGCCAGTCATACCAACCCTCGATCTCGAACCCCTCACACCTAGTCTTAGGCGCAAGCCACTGCTCAAACGGCATAGGAACAACAACCTGACAAAACTGCGGCCCCTTCTTGGTTAAACTGTCATATAGTTCTTTAACCAAGAACCTTGGGCCGTGAATCTCTACTTGCTGATAACAATGATTAGGCATTTTTTCTTTCCTCGATCTTATCTGTGGTAATGTGAGCAGTCTCCTTCAAGAACTCTATAAAGAACTCATGTGCCAAATCCTCGCTCTTCTTCTTCTTGAGACGGTACGCTTTGTTCAGCAAATGACGCATCGTACCTGCAATGCTCTTGGCCTCACCTATCGTCAGGCGATCCGCATTGAATGTAATGGTAATGTATTTACTCATTTCTCTTTCCTTGGTTAGTTGTTTAGTGCTTGTAAGTAAAACACATGCGGAAAGAATAGTCCAGAATTATTTTAATCTCGGAGCGTGGACCTTGGATCACTGAGTTTACACTATAGCGGTTTCCCCAGAAAAATTATTTTTTTTTTTTTTTTTCATTCGAATCAGGTTTAAACAGTGTAAACAGTGTAAACACACCTATATAAATAAGGTGTTTGAGACATGTATAAGTGTTTACACTTCAGAAGCCTGTTTACACTTAAAGTGTAAACGCAGCCCAGACCTAGGTTTTTCTTTACAGGTTTTTCTGAAATCTCTGGAAAATACTGCTATATAGGGATAAGTTGTTGGCAGACAACAAGAGGCAGCTATGACATCGATCAAACAGAAGGTTGAAGAAGAGTATGGGCGGCAGTTAACTAACCGACAGATGACCTTTGCTAGGCACATTGTCGAGGGCGTGTATTCAAACGCTGAGTGCGCTCGAAAGGCAGGGTATCAACCTGATCAGGCAAAAGACTACGCGTCCAGACTGTTAAACGGTCGAGACTACCCACATGTTCTGGAATATATACAGGAACTCCGAGAGGAACGTGAACGCCGATATGGTGTGACAACCATTGGTCAGTTGGAAAGATTACACAAGCTATCTCTTGGGGCCGAGGACGCAGGGCATTTTTCAGCAGCCATCAACGCGGAGAAGATACGCTCTGCATTGGGTGGTCTGACTGTTGATCGAAGAGAAAACGTCAACACCATCGATCAGCTATCGCGAGATGAGATAGTGGCTCGACTTGCCAAGCTACAAGAGCAGTATCCACAAGCCTTTGTCATAGATGGAACAGCAAAGGATGTGACACCAGATGAGCAAGGGACCAGAGGCGAACTTTTGGAGTACAATTCGGAACAA